CCGGGTACGGGTACGGGGACGGGTCCGGGTACGGGCACGGGTCCGGGTCCGGGTACGGGTACGGGGACGGGTCCGGGTACGGGCACGGGTCCGGGTACGGGGACGGGTACGGGCACGGGTCCGGGTCCGGGTACGGGGACGGGTACGGGCACGGGTCCGGGTACGGGCACGGGGACGGGTACGGGTCCGGGTACGGGGACGGGTCTTCCGATCCGTAGCCAGGAAAAGCGCCTCAGAACCGGGGCGCTTTTTTCTTATAATATCTCGGTTTTTATCTTTCCCTGCCCCATCATTGTGATATGATCATCACGCCAAACGAATGGAGGACAACATGGATACGGAAAAGTTGGTTAATGATCTTCGCACCCATACCATCGTCGGAGAGTTTGCAGGAAATTCAGAACTTTCAGAGGAGATGATCGGACTACGGGTTCAGGCTGCGTATACCATCGAACATCAGTCCGCGACCATCAAGGCGCTGACGGATGCGCTGGAAAGTGCGCTGTACTGGGCGAATATGGCGAATGGAGCGTATGTCATCGGCCAGAGCGCTAGGGACAACGACTTGAGCGCGGCTTATGACGTGCTGCAAAAGTCTAAGGAGGAGTAGATGAATAAATTTGAGAAGGCCATTGAATATCTTGTGAGTAGGCAGAAAAAGACTAGGGAAGAGGCCGAAGAACTTGTGCGAAAATTTTCAATGTCAGTAGATATGTGGGCAGAACAATATGACTGGCATTATAGGAGGTAACCAAAATGACCGACACCCCAATCGGCATCCCCAGCGGGTGGGAGGAGATTGCGGCATTTGAAGCAATCAATCCATTCCCCAATTACAATGCATTTCATTATCGCAGGAACGAAACGAGCGCAGATGATTTCAGCCGGTATACTCACGACTGGCGCGTCCTCGAATAACAATCATCCTTGACGCAACAAGCTAAATCCCGTACTTTCTACATAATGGCTTCAATGCTATAGATCGACAGGGGCATAACCCGAACCATTGCCGTGGTCCGGGTTTCTTTTTGTGGGGTGCGCTTTGACAATCACAGTCAAGACTGCCTCAGACCTCAACGCCGCCTTACAGCGCATCATCGCGGAAAGGGTTGATCGTGGCGTCGCTGCTGCAACCCGAGAAGTTGCAGTTTACGCATTTACCGAGTGGACTGGCGGAAAGTTCACTTGGTCGAAATACAATCCGAATGATGTGTGGTCCGGCCAATCGCGCCAATCCGTGAATATCGGCATCGGTTCACCCGATCCGAGTTTTGCGCCGGATAACCCCGGTTCATGGCCGATGCACGAAAGCCCGTATCCGCCGCGTGATCCGTTCGAGGCCCGGTTTAAGCTAGAGGGGCTTCCGGCTTACGTTCCGGTCTATATCTCGGACAATGCGCCGAATATGGCGAAGGTCGAGGCCCATACTCAAGTTGCCCACATGGCCGCAGCGTTCACGCAGGCCCATTTCAAGCCCGGTTTCAACTGGAAGCCGGTTATATCTATGTCGTCTTCTGTTCCGTTCTGAGGTAGTTCATGGCCGCCACCCTTGACCAAATCGAGGCGGCGTTGCTGGCCCCGTTCATTAGCGTTGCGGACGGCGGAACGGGGGCGTGGACTGCGACGAGCTACGTCGCTTATGAGAACGTCGATTTCAACGCTCACAGCATTTCTGACCCGTTTATCTCAGTCGTGACGAACGGCGGAGCGTCCACCCGCGTCGGCGTGTCAAATGTCGAATTCGGAAATCCGGTAGTGACAATTTCCGCATTCACGCCCCTGGGCACGGGCAAGGCTTCGGCCCGCGTGCTTCTGGATACTGCCGCAGCGATTTACCGCGACGTGCATTTCGAGGCTGGGACGAGCAACATCTTGGCCTATTCGTTTTCCGCCCCGGTCGAACTGCCCCATGAAGGCTGGTATCGACTGAGCCAGCAAATCAGCTTCAAGCTTTTCTAACCGATCCTCCCGACAAGGATTGCAATATGTGGGTACTGCCGTCTTATGGCAGGCCGGTGCAGTGTGCATCAGCCGTTGCCGCGATGATCGAGCATGGGTCAACCGCCCATGGCGCTATTTACGTTTGCTCAGATGACCCGTCTTGGCCCGAATATGTGGGCATGACGCTTCCGCCTCAATGGCAGGTCGTGACGATGCCCGAAGGCATGGGATGGCAACCGGACAAGCTCAATAATGCGCTGCGACGATTCCCAGATGAGCCGTGGTATGGTTGGATTGCTGACGATATCTTTGCTCAAACGCATGGATTTGAGGATGCCCTAGTCCGCGCCGCTGGCTCTTGGGGTATCGCAAGCGGCAATGACCTGTGGCAGGCAAAAGCTGATATCCGCAAGGGCCGTATGCACGGCGCTACGGTGTTCGGTGGAGATTTCCTCCGGGCCTGGGGGCAGTGGGTGCCGCCGGGCTTTAAGCACTGGTATATCGAAGACGTGTGGGAGAGCCTGGGGCGCGAGCTAGGAAACTGGCGCACGCTTATGGATGTGGTGACGGAGCATCGGCACCCGTTCAAGGATGGTGCTGAGGGCGATGAGACGCACTCTCGGGCTAATGAGGATGGGGTTCGGCGGCTAGGAGAAATGGCCTATCATGAATGGCGCTCATCGTCATTCGCCTCCGATGTGTTCCGCTTACGTCAGTCTATGTGGGCCGCTCGCGGGTTGAACCTTAATATGCTTCATGGCCGGTCCGTCATGTTCGGACTGCCCTGTTATGATAAGGTGGACCCGAAGCGCGAGGAAGCGCTTATGAATGCGGTCTATCTCTTGGCGCAATTTGGCGTCAGGGTAGGACATCTCCATGTTACCGGGCAAACTATCCACATCGCCCGCAACGCTATTGCTGACGCCTTCATGCGGTCGGATTTCACAGACCTGTTCTTCATTGACGCCGACATGAGCTTTTCGGCATGGGATGTGGTCAAGTTCATCGCCGCGCCGCATCCGCTGTTGGCTGGGGTGGGCCGCAAGCGAGCGGAAATGTCTCTCACCGACCCGGCTACTTGGTGTTTCCATTTAGACCCTAAATTAAAAGGCGTTATGCCTAAAGACGAATACGGCATGTGCGAGGTCGCCCAAGTCGGAACCGGGCTTATGCGCATTCGGCGCGAGGTTTTCGAGGCAATTTTGGCTAACGATAACAGTCTGTTGCGTGCCAAGGATCGGGAACGTAAAAACTTTTACGCTAAGTATTTCGCATGGACCGACGACGGCGAAGACGAGATTTCCGAGGATATCACTTTCTGCCGCCGATATACTGATGCGGGAGGGAAGATTTGGATTGATCCGCACGTCGGGCTTTACCACTATGGGCAACATGGTTGGTATGGATGTGTGCGCGATATCATGGAATAGGTAGAGGAAGCCTGATACAATTCGGGCCGGTGCAGCGTTGACGCGCTAGACCGGCCCTGATCATTAACCGCTAAGGAACAGCGACTATGACTGAGACGAAGATAGCGCATTCGCGCAAACCTCGCAACGATTTGACTGCTGAATATGTCAGGTCAATCCTTGAATATGACCCCAATACCGGCATTTTCAGATGGAAATGGCGCGAAGGGGTTCGGCCGGAAATAAACACAAAATTTGCCGGATATGACTGGAGAATATCCAGAACGCGAGATAGACCACATTGATGGGAATCCATCAAACAATAGATTTTCGAATCTAAGGGCCTGCGCCCCCTCGGAAAACATGGCGAACCGTCGGGTGAGTTCAAGATCAAAGACTGGTTTGAAGGGAGTTTCTTACTTTCCATTTCGTAGAAAATGGAGGGCAAGAGCGCAGAAAAACGGAAAGTCAATATATCTCGGTCTTTTCGATACAAAAGAAGAGGCCTATGCAGCATATTGTGAGGCTGCGCCAAAAATACATGGCGATTTCGCTCACACATAATAGTCGGCTCCGTCCGACTTAAGCCCTAATCATGGCCTTGGGCAAGCCTTGACCGCAATGCCGTGATGGCATCGCTTTCCACCTAGAACGGAGCCTATAATCATGGCCAGTTACACACCCGCCTCCTCAACCGCCACCCTAGTTGGTGTTGCCAAAACCAAAGTCTATCTCGGGACGTCCACGACCACTGCGGATAACGATGCTTTCGTTGAAATCGGCGGTGTGATGGAGATTCCAGAATTCGGGGCTTCTGACACTGAAATCAAGACCCAGCTTGTCGGGCAAGACCTTGAGCAGACTGATAAGGGAGTCACGACGCTGGGCGGCGGTAATCTTGTTTGCGCCCGTGACTATTCTGATACCGGTCAGACCAATATGAGCGCCGCACAAGCCGATAAGTCAGGCGTCAATTACAATCTTCGAATTGTGTTCCCAAATAAGATTACTTCCACGGGAACTGGAACGATGTATGACCTTAAGGTAAAGGTTCTTGGTGACCGTATCGTTACTGGCGGCCCGAATAACATTACAAAGGTAAACTACGCTCTCGGCTTCAACAGCCGTCCGACGAAGACCCCCGCGACCTAATCCGGGGCAACCCGGTAGGGTGGGGCGCTGTTGTCGGGACGGCGCTCCATCCGCTCTTATTCCATCCCGATATGAGGCACCCGACATGCCAAGAACACTAGACTACTGTGGCGTTCGATCGCTCTGCGGAAAGCAGATTGCGAATGAACTCTTTGGCCGCACTATCCCGGATGGTTTCGACATGGATCACCCAGGAGACGAAGAGGCAATTTCGGCAATCGTTCGTGAATTTGAACCTTGTGCAAATTGCTCATACGAAGACCACTGCGAACCTTAACCCGACGAAAGAAATCCCGACATGACCAAGAACATCATTGACCTCGACGCCATGGCCTACCGCGATACCGGCGTGTGCGAAATTAAGCACCCCGTATCGAAGGCGATCATTGGCCGCATCGAATGCCATTCTCCCCGATCCCCTGTCGTCATCGCGTTTGACGATGCCCAGGCGATGAAGGACGCGGCAGAGGACCGCGAACACGCTAAGGCCCGTATTGACGCGGCCATTGCCAGCGCCCCGGAGCCAACTAGCCCCAAAGACGCCCGCACTCCCGCCGAGTGGCGCGAACGTGCATTCCGTCGCCTTGCCGTCCACGTCATTAAGGGCGACTTCGAAATCAAGATCGACGGCAAATCCCAACCCTTCACTTCCGAAACTGCACTTGCAGTTTTCAATTCCCCCCGCAATGACTGGTTGACGGCGCAGTTTGCCGATTACGTAGGAAAGACGGAAAATTTTACTCCGAACTCTGCGGACGCCTGATCCGGTTCGCAGAGTACCAGTTCCGACTAGGGAAGACCCTAAAGGACAAAGACGGAAAATCGGTAGGGACAAATCGGGACTGGCTTAATCGGTATCTGAAAGACAATTCAGGATACTCCGCCGCTCAGATACGGAAGGCTCTTAACGGGCCTTCCTGCCCCCGTTTGATGGCGCATTTGTGGGGATGGTTCCTCGAACTGTCCAACATGCGCGATTGGGGAGAGGGTGGCCCTCGGGCCATTAAACCGACCGACATCTCCGCATGGTCTGGTCTAGTCGGAGTTTCTCTACTTCCCCATGAAATACGCATCCTTTTAGACATGGATGTCCGCTTCCGAAATATCCATGCGGAAGACGAAACGCCTGAAAATCTCAGCGCAGACGAACGCAACATGATTGCTTGGGTTGATGCCGCTCGGATGGCGGCTTCTTACGGATAGGAATTGATCTATGTCGAGCGATATTTCCATATCTATCGGTTTGGACCTATCCGAAGCCGTCAAGGGGCGCGACCAGCTTCTTGCGCTGAATACGTCTATTTCATCTAGCCTAGATGGTCTGGTTAATAAGGCGAAAGCGTCGTCACAAGGTCTTGGTGGTGCTTTCACCTCATCTATGGCGACCGGCAAGAAAGCCCTAGACGATTATGACAAGGCTTCCGCCGCCGTTATGGCCGGTGAAGTCCGTCGGTCGCAACAAATGGCGAAGGCAGCTCAGGATCAGGAAAACGCAGCAAAGCGCCTACTTTCTTCCTACGCCCCCCTTGCTGCCGAAAGCGAACGTTTAGCCCGCGATCAAGAGACGCTGAACAATCTCATTGCTCAAGGCGGCCCCAAGACACAGCAATACCAGACGGCCCTTGCCAATCTCCAGCAGCGTCAAGCCTTCGTCGCAACAGAAAGCGACCGCATGGCGAAGGGCGCGGCACTTTCGTCAAATCAGATGCGAAATCTTTCGTATCAGATCAATGATGTGGTTTCCGGTCTGTTGATGGGGCAATCCCCCTGGCAGATTTTCACTCAGCAGGCGGGGCAGTTCGTCCAGATTGCCCAAGACGCCAATATGAAGATGACCCCGCTTAGGTGGGGTATCCTTGGAATCGGCGTTACTGGTGCCGCAGTATTTGGAACGATTGGGCTTCATCTCTATCAACTTTCCAACCAGTTAAAGACGCTTACCGGACAAGCAACAGCTTTTAATGCGTCAATGACTGGTGGGGAGGCGCGCGGTCAGGCTTTCGGAATTGCGTCCGGTAGCATGGCAACGCGCAGCGATATGGTGTCAGCCATGTCGGAGTTGATGAAATATCGCACGTTGTCCGCAGATGTCGCGGCGCAAATTGCGAAAACATCTGCCCCAATGGCCCAAGTCACGGGGCAATCACCCGCTGATGTCGTCAAGCAATTGGCTGACGCCGCAAGCTCTGGCTATGACGGGCTGATGAAACTCCAGAATGCATATGGCGCACTCAGTGCCCCGCAAATGGAGTATGTCCGCCGCCTAGCTGAGCAGGGCAAGCACTCTCAGGCTTCCGCCATTATGATGGAAGCACTCCGCGCTCAGATGAATAAAGCTGCGCAAGAGTTGCGTGGCCCGGTTTCGGACGCTTGGATTGACTGGTCGAAGCGCGCTTCTGATGGTCTTGATGATGTATCGGACAAGGTAAAATATCTATGGAATCTGCTATCCCGCCCTCCGTCTAATGGACCGACAGAAGCAGATAAGCCTGCGATTGAGGCATTTGAAAAGTTCAGGAAAGAACGCAAAGAACTTGGTCTTACGTCTGAGGGAGAGGCGCTAGGATATCAGTTGAAGCCGAAAGGCGTCACGACCAAAGAGCAATTCGGCCCTGCTACAGAATACACGGCGATTCAGAACGCCATAAAATCCGATACCATTGCCGCCCAAGATTTGGCTTCTAGCTATCAAAAGCAGATTGCGGCAATCCGCATGCTTGATGCTTCCGCCCGCATGGCGGCAGAAGTTAAGCAGGCTGCGGAAGAAAAATATAAGAATGTTCCGAATAGCGAGGCCGCAAAGGCTCAATTCATTTCCGGTGAAATGGGACGTCGCCAAGCCGAAGCTGCCCGCGAGATTGCCATTATCCAGTTCTCCGTTGACGCGGCGCAGCGGCAGGCAACTGCGTTACAGACTTTGGGCAAAGTCGAAGCATTAAAAAGAGCGGCACAGGATCAGGCTCGCACTGAAAGCTTCAGTCGCCCGACTGATGTGGCATCACGACAGAAGCAAATCCTTTCCGGCCAAGAAGCCCAAGCCCGTGGCGCGCTCGCGGGGCAGACAATTGATTACGGAATTCAGGTTGCGGGCCTGGAGAAAATCACCGCTGCCCAGACTGCCGGAACGCGGGCGCAGCAAGAGGCCGAACGACAGGTCAAGGTTCTAGCGGCGACAGAGGCTTACATCAATGCCGCCCGCGCCGCTAATGCCCCGGTCAATGACAACCTAATTAAGCAATATGAAAGCATCTCTAGGGCTGAACTAGAAGCCAAACAATCCGCCGACGCATGGAACGCAACCATGCAGGGATCGGCATCAGTCAACTACCGCGTCCAAATCCAGAACCTAAAGGACATGGAAGCCCAAATGAGGGCTTTCGGCGCGACTGAGGAAGAGATCGCGCAACTTTATATTGATGCTGAATTGCGCAAGCTTGAGGCGTCTCGTGATTGGGCGGATGGCGCTGAAGCGGCGCTAAAACGATATGCGAGAGACGCGACCAATTATGGCGCACAAGCAAATAGATTTGTAACTAGCAGCATTGATAGTGCGTCGAATGCATTCGCTAATTTTGCCATGGGCACTAAGACGGCTGGGCAGGCTTTCCGGGATTTCGCGCTCGGTGTTGTTCAAGATTTGATAAAGATGCAAACACAGGCCGCGCTTTCTCAGGCGGTTAGCTCTGCCGGTGGGTTTGGCGGAATTCTTGGGGCAATTGGTGGCGCATTCGGTTTTGGCGGAAGTTCAGGAGCATATCAATCTTCCGGGAATGCTGCTGCAATATCTTCTGGAGACTATACGTCATCGGCGAGTACATTTTCGGGCGCGTTTGCTTCTGGTACTGACTACGCCCCGCCCGGCATGGCCCTCGTCGGTGAAAACGGCCCCGAACTGATGCAGATGCGCGGCGGCGAACGCATCTATCCGAATGATCAGACGAAGGCCATCCTCTCCCCCAAGGCGACAAATGATAATGCCGGAAGCGGTAGCGGCTCTATCAACTTTGCCGTAAGCGTAGATGCTCGCGGTTCAACTGACCCCGCTGCGGTTGAAAATGCGGCCCGCAGAGCCTCAGAAGAGGTCTTCGCTAAACATGCCCCGTCCTTGATCGAACGGGCCTCTAACCGCGCCCTATCGAAGAATGGCGAGCTAATGATGCGCGGTGGCCGCTACGCCCGTGCCGTGCGCGGAGGAAATGCCTCGTGACGATTACCTATCCCCTTTCATTCCCCGCCAGTCTTTATCCCACAAGCATGATGCTAACCCCGTCCGATGCTGTAGCGCGGGCGGCATCTCCATTCACATATCAGGAACAGGTCCAGCGGCACCAGGGCCAGCAATGGCTATTGACGCTTGAATATTCCAATGTGAATGCCGTTTTGCTGGATAATTTTGCCGCATTTCTGATGCGCCTGAAGGGTCCATATGGGACATTTCTATTTAACGATCCGACTAAAACGTCTCCTCGCGGTATTGGGACTGGTGCGCCCCTCGTTGACGGATCGGCGCAATCTGGCGACTACCTCAATACTAAAGGGTGGACACCCGGCACAACTGGCATCATGAAGGCGGGCGACTATATCCAGCTTGGGAGCTCTGGAACGGCGCGGCTGTATCGGTTAACGGCGGACGCGAATTCAGATAGCTCAGGAAAAGCCTCCCTCGAAATCTGGCCGCAGATTAGACAATATCCCGCCGCTCCGTCCGACAATGACGCGATTGTAGTGTCATCTCCTTCTGGTCGATTCCGCCTAGACAAATCAACGGGGTGGAAGATCAAGCCGCCTGTCCTTGGTAGCATTCAAATCACCGCACATGAGGCGCTATAATGTCTAGGACAATCAGCGCCGATATGATCGCGGAAAGCAAGAAGAGTGAACTTGCTCCAATTCTTCTTGCTCAGGTCGGATTTTCTAGCGGTATCGTTTACGCCTGGACCGGATATGGTGATCTTGTCTGGAATGGTCACACCTACCTTGGCGTCGGAACTATGGGCAGCGTCGAGGCCGTCACTGATACTTCTGACCTCTCCGCTCAGGGAATGGCGTTCACGCTGGAGGGAATTTCAACTTCCTCATTATCCCTAGCTATTGGCGATGCGGCCCAAGGTCTTCCCGCAAAATTATGGCTTGGAGCGCTTACTTCGGCAGGCGTCCTTATCCCGTCTCCCGTCTTAATCTTCTCAGGATTAACGGATGTCCCCAAGATCACGGAATCGGGGGAAACTGCCGCAGTGACAATCATGTGTGAAAATAAGCTCGCGCGCCTCGCAACGGCGGCGTCTCGACGCTTTACCCCCGACGATCAAGCGATTGATTATCCCGGTGACCGGGGGTTTGATTACGTTGCCGCCCTTCAAGATATGCAAATCAAGTTTGGATAATAAAATGGCTCTCTCCCGACGAGAAGACTGGTCTCAGCGCCTTGATGCCGCGATTAATGCCGCACGCACGGTTCCGTTTGGCTACGCTCCCGGCGAGAACCACTGCTGTCTGTTCATGGGAGATTGCGTGATTGCCATGACCGACACTGACGTAATGCATTGGTTCCGTGGCAAATATAATAGCGAGCGTGGGGCTTATGTTGCGGTCAAGCGGCATGCAGGCGGCGGCCTAGTCCAAACATTTGAGAAGATTGCAGAAGAGTTTGGCATTGAAGAAATTCCGGTTCAATACGCATCACCCGGTGATGTTGTGATGCACATTGCTGGCGATGACGGGTCTGAGGGCTGTGGTATTAGCCTCGGAAGCCGCTTTGTGACGGTTTGTAAGCCTGCGGGAGTAAAGTTTGAGCCAATGACAACGGCAATTCGGGCTTGGAGGATTTAGGGTATGCCCGCAATCGCCGTTGCCGCTGTCGCGGCCGCCATGTCCGGTGCTATGGCTGCTGCATCTGGCGCTGTTATTCTTGGGCTTACGGGAACAATGCTTGGTGTTGCCGTTGGTGCTCTTTCATTTGCTATGTCCGTTGTCATGCAAGTTCTTGCCCCCACTCCGGGAAAGGGGCCTCAAGGAACGGCAGCACCCCCATTAGCTGCGCAAGACAGACAGGCAAATATCAGACAGCCGATCATGCATTGGCAGCAAATATACGGCCAAGCCCGCGTCGGTGGCGCAATCACATTTCAGCACACAACTAATAACAACAAGACCCTTCACTATCTTCTTACTATCGCCGGACACTCAGTCGATGAAATTGGGGCGCTATACCTAAATGAACACATTGTAAACCTTGACAGCAATGGCAACGCTATTTCTCCGACCGACCCAGACCCATCAATTCCAAACTGGTCTGGGAAACTAACCGTCTGGAGGGGTCTGGGAACGGATGACGGAGATGCCAATCTATGGGATGCTATGAGGTCAAATTGTTCTGACAAATGGACAGACGAGCATAAGCAGCGGGGTAGGGCTAAGGTATATTTAAAGTTCGAATACGATAGTAATCTATTTGCTGGAGGCTTTCCGAAGATCACTGTAGTTGTTCGTGGCAAGAAAGTTTACGATCCTCGCGGAACGTCTATATCTATTACGTCTTCGTCAGTTGGATCGCCGGGGCTTTTTTCTACATCATCTCCGCATAACCTTTCTGTTGGCGATGAGGTATATATCGCAAATCATTCAGACGCTATTGGTGGCCGTGATATAGGCCCGATTGATGGAGCATATATTGTTGATACTGCTCCAACTGCATCTACATTTACGCTGCGCGATTCCTCTTATGCCGTGAACATCACAGTCGCGGGCACTGGAGGAATTGTATCAAAGATGGCGTGGTCCGCCAATCCAGTCCTTTGCACTCGAGACTATATGGCCGACAAATATGTTGGCCCGTCTATTCTCTCTACTGAAATTGATGATTCTGGCTCTGGAATTGCCGGGTCTAATATTTGTGAGCAATACGTGCAGCTTGCAAGCAACTCGGAAACATTTACCGCAAATTCCACAACGAATATCATTACTCTTTCTAGTGACGTATCTTGGCCTACGGGAACTCAGGTTTATATTTCATCGACTGGCAGCTTGCCAAGTGGCCTGCCTAATTCAGGCCCTTATTATGTGGTGAATACCAATCCAGGTGGAAGTGGGAGCACATCAGAATATAAACTATCAAATACAAGCAGGAATGCTCTATCTTTTGATGTAATTTCTCTTGGATCATCTGGCTCTGGAACTCTTACCATATTCAGGGGCGTATCATTTACAGCAAGCGTATCCCCATATAAGTCATGGGATGATCGTGCATATCTGTCTCTATACCCAGATGTTGCCGGTGAAATTCTTGGGGGCACGGGCGGAGGATGGTGGGGAAACGGCTCTGTTGGAAATTTCATACCCGTTACATCTGGGGCTCAACGCGGTGAGGACCACTATATCAATGTTGGGCAAGCGGAGGGGCGGCAGTCATTCTATACTGATGGAAACGGTTATCTGTTAACATCAGCATATACTAGTATTTCATCGACAATTTCCGGCATATCATCGACAACATATACAACTAGCTCAATCCCATATAGGACGGGAGACAAAGTAAAAGTATTTTCAACTGGTTCACTGCCGTCTGGCCTATCATCTTCAGAAACTTACTATTGGATATCAAACGATACTCAGAACGGACATATTGCGTCATCTCTTATTAATGCCATTAGCGGAATCCCTGTAGAGTTTTCAGATTCTGGGACCGGAACACATATTGTCTACTCCACCCATGAACAGCGTTATACCTGTAATGGTGTTCTGGACACGACAAAAGTTCCAAGCTCAATCATTCAAGACCTCATGTCTTCGATGTCTGGAAAGGTGGCGTGGACTGGCGGGCAGTTCGTCATGCTTCCTGGATACTATCGCGCCCCATCTGTGACAATTGATGAAAACGATGTAATCGGTCCAATCCAGGTTCAAAGCCGCATTTCTCGGCGAGACCTGTATAACCGCGTCAAGGGCACATTCATTGACCCAACGTCTTCATGGCAGCCTAACGATTTTCCGGCAGTAATTAGCTCATCCTATACGCAGGAAGACCAAGGCGTACCTCTATGGGCCAACTTTGATCTTGGCTTCACGGATTCGCCCTCAACTGCTCAGCGTCTCGCCGCCATCGCCATGGAGAGCGTGCGCCGACAGATGACCGTAACGATGTCTTGTAAACTAACTCTCCTTGAGACGAGAGTTGGTGATGTTGTGATGGTCAATAACACACGCTTTGGATGGTCAAATAAGACTTTCGAGATTGTTGATTGGACATTCGCCAGCATCATGGTTGATGGCGGAGGCGATACTCAGGTTCCATATCTCGGCATCAACCTTATGCTCCGAGAAACTGATGCGGATGTGTATGCATGGTCATCCTCTCAGCAGGTTGTTACTCTTCCCGCCCCAAGAACAAATCTACCGACACCATGGCTCGTTTCCCCTCCGTCAAATATTGTTACATCTGAATCTGTATATACCACTGATGGTGGCTCAGCGCTGCTATCATCTCTAAGTGTATCCTGGGATATTTCTCTAGATGAATCTGTGCAATATTACTATGTATCCTACAAACCATCGGGCCAGACTATATGGTCTCCCGCAATCCCAACAACACCAGATTCAACTAACACTAAAATACTCGGGTTATCGCCGGGACAATATGACATTCGCGTTCAGGCAATAAATTCACTTGGGGCATCTAGTGAATATTCCACCGTAGACAACGTAAATATCCTTGGGATTTCACTACTTCCATCACTGAATGCACCTCAAATAACATCTATTTCTGAATCTCTTGTTGAAGTAAATGGTGGACAGGGCGTAAACAGTCAAGCTACTGTTTCTTTTTCGTCACCACCAAATACAGAATGGGACTCGTCTGGAGTATCCATCATATATTATCAGGTTGAATATAGAAGAGTTGGAGATGCTTTTTGGGTCATTCTAGGAACGCCAGATTCATCGCCCCAGGTTGCGCTTGGAGCGGTCGGAAGTTTCGAATGGAGGGTTAAGGCGACAATGAGCATTGGCGTGGATACGCCATATTCAGACATTTTTTCATATGAACTTCGGGGACTCACTGATCCGCCTTCCGACATCACTGGGTTTTCGGTGCAATCCGTCAATGGCCTCGCTTATGTCCAGTGGGATGCATCTCAAGACCTTGACGTTAAGATCGGAGGATTTATTCGCGTCAAATATACCCCCCTCACGTCTGGAGCGGTCTGGAATGACGGAACTGATATCGGACCGCAATTCCCCGGAACATCAACGCACGGGGTTCTTCCGCTGCTTACCGGAACATATATGATAAAAGCCGTCGATTCCTCGGAGAATTACAGCGCAAATGAATCATCAATGTCAGTGACTGCCCCAGTTATCCAGCGCTTCAGTGGGATTATCGATATTGATGAACATCCATCATTCTCTGGACCGAAAACCAATATGGTCGTATCGGGCTCTGACCTCCAACTCGGGACCGGGGCGCTCTTCGATGATCTTGGGTTAATCGATAGTCTAGGCCTGATTGATTATGCCGGTGGAATCGTCTCTGCCGGATCATATGAATTCGCTAATATTGCCGATCTAGGCGGAGTATATACGGTCAGGGTTACATCAAATGTAAACTCAGTGGCATTCAATACTGGTGACCTGATTGATTCGAGGACATCATATATTGATGCATGGGGAAGCTTTGACGGAACAGTTATAAATTCAATATCATTGCAACTTCATATATCAACCACAAATGACAACCCATCCGGAGTGCCAACATGGTCTCCATGGAAGCCGTTTTATATTGGAGATTACTCTGCGCGAGCAATGAGGTTCAGGGTTATCGTTACAAATAGTGATTCAACATCAAATATCAGCATCTCTGAGTTGGCGGTAAATATAGCCATACCTCACGTAACACTTGATATTTGCACGTCAACATCAATATCTGCTTCGGGGCAATCATTCACATATTCTTCTATATCAGGCGGCCATTCATTCTATTCTCCCCCAACAATAAATATAACCCCATCAAATATGGCAACTGGTGATTATTATCTAATTTCATCTGCAACAAGGTCTGGATTCACGATACAGTTCTTCAACTCTTCTGGAGTTGGCATATCGAGAACAGTAGATATTAGCGTATCTGGGTTTGGACAACAAACAGCATAGGTGACCGATGAAAGCTGTTATTGATGGCGATGGCGTTCTAATCGATTTTTCCGATTCAGACGACACCAATGGAATTGATGTTCCAGATGATTGCGACCTTGATATCGGAAAGTATGTTTGGGATGGAACGTCCTTCAATCCAATCATGTCAAAGTTCAATGAAAACGGGCCTGCCCCTGATTTTTTTAAGGCTGTCCTAAAATCACTTGTCGTAATACGGGACAGTGGATGTATAAAATTTCCAAATGATGTTCTCGCTTGGATGTATTCAGAAGAAAAAACTCTTAAATCTTTAGGGAAGTGGTAGAAATGACACAATCAACATTCCCATATTCTATTGCTAATGAATCTGGAGCCGCATTCAGGGCGGATGTTAACCTGGGATACACTGCGATTGCCTCACTTAATGCCGGAACAACAGCCCCCTCTCCGACTTTTGCCCAAATGTTTTGGGCAGATACGGCAAATGGCCTCCTAAAGCAACGCAATCAGGCAAACTCTGCTTGGGTGACGAAGGGTAATCTTGATGACGCTTATTGGGGCCTGCTCCCCAATACATTGAACAGTGCCCGAGTTTTTGTTGGTAATGCTTCAAATGTTGCAACAGGGGTTGCCATTTCGGGAGACGCATCAATTGATAACGCTGGGGCGGTTACTATCTCAAAAATTGGTGGTAAATCTGTTTCCCTTTCAGGTAGCTTAACTGGAGCTGGAGCATATTCCCTTTCCTACACTCTATCCGGGAATACTTCAATCATATTTCCCACATCGGGAACACTGGCGACTCAGTCTGGCGCCGAAGTCCTTACAAACAAAACAACAACATCACTGATTGATAATGGTGATTATTCAGGAACTCGGTACGGCATCAACCCAGGTCAAATCCGCCCCGTGTGGGCTGAACTTAAGAGTTAAGAGGTTAATATGAGCATTATTTTTCCAACATTGAATTATGTTGCAAAAGACTATCTTAATGATTCCAATGGAAAGCCATTAAGTCTCACATTTACCCGCGCCACTTCTGCATATCGCAGCAACTCCATTGGCCTTCTGGAAAGTGTTTCATCTGGTATCCTTAGGCATGACTATGATTCGGTTACTGGGGAATATAAGGGGTGGATTGCCGAGGAATCAAGAACAAATGAACTTCTATATTCTGAATCTGCAAATAATGCATCAACCATTGGCAATATAACAATATCATCTAATAGCACAAAATCACCAGGTGGAACCAACACTGCGGACACGATGACTGATAGTATTGATGCATCGCCTTCATATCACTATATCAGTCACGGATATTCACAATCTGGAGGAACTACAACTCGATGTTTCTCATCTTTTGTTAAGGCTGGACCTCATGACAAAATCCGCCTTACTGTAGGTGGAAATTCTTCTGGTCAATATCATCTAGACGTAAATTTGACATCTGCTACCGTCGCGGCAACTTCAAGTGGCGGCGGGGCTGTTGTAGCATCTGGTATTTATCCGGTTGGTGATGGCTGGTATCGCGCATGGATAGCAGGAACACTCACTGCTGGAGATACTGCTGCTGAGGCCCGCGTTGTTATCACCAATACAGCAGGCAATACAACTTACCAAGGTGCCGGAGCACTTTCCGTCTATATTTGGGGAAGAGTATATGAGACTGGGACATTCCCAACATCATATATTCAAACAACTACATCCAGTGTTACTCGCAACACTGATGTTCTATCGATATCTACATCTAGTTTCGGATTCAATCCACTAGAGGGTACGCTGTTGTTTATCGGAGATATTCCTGATGCGTCAAACAGAACAATACTTGCACTTGGTACTACCGCTACTACAGAAACAATTGAAATGAATATAGGCGGTGGCATTATCCAGATGTCAGTAAAGGTTTCGAACGTAAGTCAGGCATCAATTTCAAGCGGATCGTCTCCAAGTATCAATACTAAATTTTCAGCGGCTATTGCATATAAGGTAAATGATTTTGCGATATGTGTAAACGGCGGATCAGTATCCATTGATTCAAGCGGAAACGTTCCCATAGTTGATACGCTCTATATCGGAGCAAATTACATCTATCAGCCTAACGGAGGGCATATACGACATATTGCCTATTTCCCACGTCGCTTGTCTAATTCAGATCTTCAATCAATTACAACATAGGATAACAACATGATTGATATATATCTTAGGGCTGCAACAGAGGAAATCATGAAATCAGATCTTCCTTGGGCCATTAATGATGAGGGAGAATGGATCAGTGCCACACATGAATGGGCGCTTGATCCAATCGGAAATCTAATCAAGACGCCGGCAATTCTTGATGAAAACTTCAATATCGTAGCTGATGCCATATTCTATGATGGATATCATGTTAATATACGCTTAATTGATGAATTAATTGCGGATAAAATCCCGGAATCAATCAAAATTTCCGTTACAACCCCGAAAAGGGTTTGGGCTTGATCTGTATGAGCGGGGCATATTGTTATGAGTGAATTTGAGATTGACACTCTGGCCCGAACCTTATGGGGTGAGGCTCGCGGCGAGGGAGAATTGGGTATTGAGGCAGTGGCCTGCGTTATTGCCAATCGCGTTGCTATCGCGGAGAAAGGGCGAGGCCCCAGAATGTTCGGGACAGGCACATTCGAAAGCGCGTGCCGGTTCCCATATCAGTTTTCTTGCTGGCTTCCGAGCGATCCGAATTTGGAAAAACTGAAATCCGTGACGGAGGATGACCGCGCTTTCCGAGTTTGCATGGGCATCGCTGAAATCGCGGTTTCCGGCAACCTGGAGGACATCACGGTCTCCGCGACCCACTATCACACGAAACAGATTAAGCCCGCCTGGGCGGCCGGAAAAGCGCCGTGCGCGACTATCGGAAACCACTTGTTCTATAGGGGGGTTTAACAGCATGCTGCCTTTGATTGGTCTCGCTGCACAGTTTCTGCCATCAATTGTGGGCTGGGCTTTTGGCGATAGTGCGGAGAAAGTGACGACTAGTGTCGTCGGCGCTGCACAGGAAATATTCGGCACCGATGATGTTGACCAAATCAACAAAGCCATCGCCGCCGATCCGAACCTAGCCCTACAATTCAAGAGCAAGCTTCTCGATATTCAGGCACAGGCGCAGCACGATGCGCACGAACTGAGCATGAAGGAGATTGAGGACAAGCAGAGCGCCCGTTCGTCTTTCGCGTCCAACCGTGGCGTTCTTATTCTCGGTATGGTTCAGGTAATTGGCTATATCGTCGTGGTTGGGGCCGTCGTCTGGGGGGCTTTTTCCATGTTGTCTGGATCGTCGTCTCTTGCAGGAAAAGACCCCGGCACCGTCGCCGTGGTTGCAAGTATTGTTTCCGCCGCTGTGACCCAACTTGGTAACATGGCGATGCAACCTAATAGCTTCTTTTATGGATCGTCAAAAGAAGCCATTGACGGCGTGAAGCAATTCGCTTCATCTATTGGGAAAATCAGCAAATAGGAGCGGGGCCAATGAACTATCTATACTGCGGTTACGCCGCATGGATGACGTGGATTAAGATGTACGCTCGCGCCATGAATATTCGCTCCAAAAATTAATGGGAGGGGAATACCCCCTCCCATATATATGTCTACGGCCTGTCTGGTGCACACGTGGGCTCTACCCATCCGCCAGATAGCCACCGAGCGCGTCGACCATCTGGGCAAATCCACGGCTTACCAGTAACATCCCCCTGATAATGGTCATACGATTTTTCTAGCCATCCACCGGGAGGGGCAATCTCCCGCCCATTGAGTGGAGATGCATCGAATGTACCGGGGTCAAAGCTGGCGCAGGCCGAAATAGATGCCGCCATCGCCACGCAAATGATAATCTTCCTCATTTTATGTTACCTCATGGTTTCTTTACAGATTTAGATAACGCCTTATCTTCCAAGAATGCAATATGTAAATTGGTATGCTCGCTATTTAATTTTCACCATCTCCACCTCATATCCGAGAGCATTCAAAATACGATCAAGCGTTCTTGTTCGGCAGTCGCACCGTTCATTTTCCAATCGATTGATAGTATTGATATGCACCTTTGATATCTCGGAAAGTTGAAGCTGAGAAAGTCCAACCTCTTCCCGCATTCCCCGCAAATATTGGACTGTGTATTTCATCATTCTTCATACACTCCGGTACAAATGGCCGTAATGCGCTTTTCTTCCTGTCGCGCTTCGGCAATAACCTGTCGCTTCATCGAAATGCAATCATCAAGCGTGGGTCGCTCCAACTGCACCCACATGCATTCCGATCCCATGCACGTCATGAACGTGAGAAGATATAGCATCATCTTGCAAGCGCCTCGCACGATGTTTTGGCGATATCATATTGCTGTTGCGCCGCTGCCCCAAAAAAGAGAAACAGAAGGCACAACAAAGCGGCCAAACAGAAGGCCATTAATGCTGAGCAAGCATCTCTGATATTTTTCATCGAAATCCCCGGCTGTATGCATATCCGATAATAGCTCCCCACGACGCCACCGCGCATAGGATGATGAAAATCCACACCTTGACCGGGGACGGGCACTTTCCTTCGCTCAATCGGTTCGGGCCGCGGGGCATTCCGACGCGGGTCATTTTGCATCATCCTTCTTGGCGAAGGGGGAAGTGCGAAGGATGTCGATCCATGCGGCGAGAGCATACGCAAGAGCCTGCGAGCCTCCGTTGTCTCGGATTGTCGAACGAGTGTGATCCGACATCACTTCATGGAGCGTCACCAGCCCGGCGCGTTCGTCGGCTTCTCGGATGGAGCGGGCAAATGGCAAATAATTTTCCCATCGCTTGTCAATATAATTTTCAGTCGCCACTTGTTCAAAATGATTAAGGTGATATTCGGCACACATAGCCCGCGCCCTCATCTCGTCCAGTTCTTCAATCGTCGAAACCATCTCTACCTCCCATCATCCAACACACTGCCATCACTCGCATTTTCCGCCTCTCTAGCGGCTTCATCCGCTGCAATGGCAATACCCTTAAGCTCGGCATCCATAAGGGGCTTTAGCGCGGCTTGCTGGGGCTTTGTGATGCCAGACCAGAATGCCTTAAGCCGTTCCATGCCTTCGGACGCCGCTTCGCGGGCATCGCGCTCGATTGCGACCATATCAAAGTCAATCACCTTTCCGCCCCGCACCCATTCGGCAATCTTCTCGCCAGTCTCGACGCTGAGTTTCTGATCCTTGCGAATGACGCTGGCCAGCGGTTCCGGTACCTTGATTGCCGGAATGAGCGGGTTGCACTTGATAAGCTCGCTTCCGTCCTGAAACTGCGGCATGTGGTTCGGTCCGAGCAGCACGGAAACCGTCATATCATAGATGAAAGAGAAGTCCTTGCCGCATACGGGCTGCGCCCCGATGTTAGTGACTTCCTTTCCGAGTTGCTTAATGCCATCCTTGGCGCGAAGCAGGAAAATGACATGAACATTAGACCGCAACAGCCGGTCAGTCATTTTTCGATAGTTGATCTTCGGAGCCTTCCAGGCTTGCAGTCCATTGCCCTGCATCCCCTGATCGACAATACCCCCTTCCCCCGCCCAGACATGGGAAATCGTGTCAAACACGACACATGCCGCCCGGCCCTTTAGCGCAACCTCGAAAGCCTCAATGTATCGCTGCGTGGTAAACGGTGGCTGTAGGTCGATATGGTACCAGCCGCCGATCATGCCGTCATAGTATTCGGCGCGACGGTTCTCCGTATCAACCACGACGACTATTCCATCAGGACCAGCCAGCCCACGGGCCACCAGCAGCGACGAATACGTCTTGCCGCTATTGCTCGGACCCCACAGGGCCACAAGGGCGGGCATGTTCTTGCGTTCAGCTTTCTTCATTTCCATGAGAAATCCTCCAGTGCAGACCAAAGGCTAAAATCAATATCCCCGCCGTGATGGTCCATTGCAGACTTATGGGTATTGATTGCCCGTTCCAGCGTATCAATCCGATCCAGCAACGCGAGAACGTCTTTAGGTCGTGTCGCCCCAAAATATTCAGCCTGAACTCCGCGCCCCGTATCTTCTGATGCCAGCACCGCCAGCCGTCGCAGTTCCTCCACATCAACCATTCCATCCTCCTCAATCATGAATCCAAATCGGCAATTCTTCATCCGTGAAATCCGTCATCGGCCCGAAATCATGCCATGGAACATCCGGCCCGAAGCGTTCCATGCAATCACGGTATAGCTCGACGCCATGCCGGAACATCCGATAGCCAGACTGCCAAGCCATCATTTCTCCCCTATTTTTATCACGACGCAGGAACCGACGCACGCGAATATTCGGCACTTTGCCCGTTTGCATGAACAAAAAAATGAAGGCGTGCTCGGGCGACGATGCGAAAGCATCAAGCCATTCCTGCGGCGGGGCATCACCGAAAACAGCACCGGCCTTAACCAGCGGCTTGGCCTGTTCAATGCCGGTCATGTAGGTAGCGGCCTGGATGTTGTACTTCCTCGCAGCCATGGCGCGGGCGATGGCCTCGTCCACCGGAAACTTCGCCGGGTTGCCAAACGTCTTCAGGTCAATCGCAGCCTTAGCCTTGAGATAGTCAACCTTGACCTTCATGCGCACGCCGGTTTCTTCATCAATCCAGAAGATTGCTACCTCGGGATATCCGCCGGTCAGGCACTTGCGGGCGTCGGGATGCCAATCAAGCGCCTTGGCCGTCCGTTCCATTTCCTTGAACGCGGCTCGGGACAGCATTTCCTTTCCTTCGTTCGCCGCCTTGTGGTTTTCCACCATGACCGGCCACAGTTCAGCGCACGGATCAGCCTCATGGATGCGCTCGCACATGGCCGCAATCGTGCCACCCGCCGAAACTCCAAGGCGTTTGCATTCCGCCCGCAACTCATCACCACCGGAAAGCGCATTCGGGAAATCAGCCTTATCCAGCGCAACAGCATAAGCCGCGTTGAATGCGTCAATCCCCTCTCCAAAAAAGCAATGGAAAGCGCGGCCCTTGATGAAATGGTCTTCCTCTTCCTCCGGTTCAGCCTCGGGATTTAGCGGGCTTTCCATCCAGTAATCGAGCGGAGATACCAATAGGTTTTTGATACCCGTCACGCTTAACGCAGGATCGGCATGGTATTCCTCATTCGACATCCCGAAATATACGCCGGGCGCATTGTTAGTCATGGGAAAGCCTCTTGTCAGGAACATTAATTCCGTGCCCCTTGAGGAACCTACGGGTTTCCTCTTCGGCTTCGAAAAACTCTTCCAAATCTGCATTGACCAGAATTTGGAGAAGCGCGCACGCACGTTGGAATTTGCGCTTCTCGGCTTCCAACGGGTCAATGTTGCTCATTTCGTCTTTTCCTTCGCACATGTAGACAGACCGAGAGAATAGCCTTCCGTCCATGTCATCATATGATTAAAATTGAATAACATCATTGCCAACACAAATCCGCCAGCAAAGCTTGCGATCAGTACCCAGCGCATCACCTGTTCTCCCTAAAACAATCCGGCCTATTCACAAACAAGCTCAACGGAAGACCCATCTTATCCGCCGCAATCTGTACAGCGATAGTCTCTGCCCGTCCGCAGTTTTTCCCATCCCTGAACTTTTCCCAGAACGGGCAAAAGGTCATGTCTCGATAGCAGAGCATTTTATCACCAGACGATGGAGGTTGCGAGAATTGATGCGAAGGAGATGAATTTCAGGATGTGGTCAGTCATCGTCCGTCCCCTATATTATGGTCGTCGTGTCCCATAGCCAATGGCAAAAGACATATGGAGATACCAAAGGATAATGTTAACAACATCACAATGAACCCAATGGGATCGGATAGACTGTGAAGCCACTCCATATAATCTTGCCACATCACTTCGTCTCGTCCTTGACCGGCTCGTCCGTCTCCACAAGAGCAGCCAGAGCAGCGCCATTAGCGTCGAGGTATTCTGCGATGGGCTGCTCGCCCCGTGCCGCTGCTATGGCGGTGGCGTGATGGTCTTCTGTCTGCATGAGCGCGTAATCCCATGCATCAACCGGACTGTGCCCATCATCAAAGCCGTGCGCATCTACAGGTGATCCGCAGCAGCACGTCCCGATATTGTCGGTGTGCTGGCACAAGTCCATGAATGCCAGCAGCGCCTCCCGCGCAACGGCGATGTCGGCTTCAATCTTTTCTGCTTTTCCCACCCTAACAACCATTGCTGACCACAGTTCAGTCGCTTCGCTCATGGCTCTTTCAACACCATGTTCTTTTCTGTATTGCCCACCATCTCCGAGCAACAGGTCGAGAATATTTGCAAGATGTACTTCGGCCCTCTCGGCGCGATCAAACACGGCGGCAACAGCAGCCCTAAGTCCCCGGTCTTCCGCCTCCAACTCCGCAATGCGCTCGGCCTGGGCTTTGATAACATCTGATGCCTCGCCACACATCGGATTGCTATAAGAATATTCGCGGAGCCGCTCTGCTAAAATGATATAATCGATCATTTCCCATCCCCCCTATCCATCACCACATCCCGCTCCCGATCCATCAACGCAATCATCATCTCAGCCGCATGAAACATGACGCTATCGCCATATTCCTCGGCCTCAGTTCCGATCATACCATGGTCGATTGCGGCACGAACGGCGCTTTCACGGATGCCGATGAGCGATAGTCCAAGGATACGGTCAGGCATTTTCTCCCCCATGAGTTTCAATCACCTTCCGAGCAAGTTCACGCTGGCTTTCGGTGCTGTTCGGGTTGTTAATGATGACACGGGCTTCGGACAGAAGCTTTTCGATCCATTGTGCGAACATGATGATACTCCATAATCTCATGAAAGCGTGGCATCACAGCTACGCATGTTCGCCACGCAAAAGTCCTAAATCGTCGTGGCAGGCTCCGCCATCGCCTCCGTCAAAGCGTCCGTCGAGACTGGCGACAATTAGGTATCCTCCGTTCCCGTCGTCATACCGGAGGTCGCCGGAATTTCCACCGAAGATGATCATGCCCATGGCGTTGGCATCGCGCGCGGCGCGGGAAATACGGCGGGAGATGGATTCCACCTTCTTGGGGTCCAAGCCGGCGGCCTCACACTCGTTCACATTGGCGTACATCATTACCCCATTGTTGGCGGAAAGCTTCAGTTATCGCTCACAATGCGCGTCTTAACAGCGCGAAAATTCTCGACATACTTCTTGTGAAGCGACCACTCGAAGCGATCTTCCGAGGCGCACCATTCTTCGAAGCTCATGCCCGATCTGGGCGGGTTGGTGCCGTAAGTGTAGTGCATTATTCCGCATCCTTCTTTTCGGCGTCACGCTGGGCGGCGCGCAGAAGACGACACTTCTCGTCAAGTTCGCGCACCAGTTCACGCGGGATTGCGCCGTCATACATGCGCTCAAGAGCGTCCATTTCCTCAAAGTAGCTCATTTTGTCCTCCGTCAATCGCGTTGTGCTTGAGGAAATGATGCCCGCACATGGCCCATCCCGCAACACATTTTTTCATGGTTTGTGATAATTTTTTCATTGCCAATGGGGCGGGTGGGGGGATAGGGTTTTGCTGCATTTCAACAGGAGGATTGCATTGTCCAGCGAACAACAACGACAGGCGCGAGAGGGTCGAGAAATCGTCTTTGAAGCCCTCAAGCAAGCCGCATATGACCGCCAGCCGTGCCCGCGCTATGACCAACTCGGCGATATGATCGGACGCGGAGACAAGTCAGGCATGAACCATGTGCGGGTACTTCATAAGGAAGGCCGCATCATTATCCACCAGATGGCATATTATCGTATCGTCGTCGAAGTTGATGGACGATTGAGCCGCGCATCTATTTTGCGACGAGAGGCAGAAATTAATTCATCATTCTATGACGACTGTGATATTGTTGTGGATGAGAGAAAGAGTTTCGGCGCTTTCCTTGCGAAGTTCAATTTGCGTGGATTGCGCTTCGAAGACAGCCCGGCGGCATGTCGCCCCGAAGTGAAATGGAATAGGCGACCGGAGCCGCGTCATTCTTCCGGCGTTGCACAATACGGTTAAGGTGGAAAATGGACCCCAGGACAAAAGAACGACTTATTTCGAAGGCCCGGCCTGATATCGCACCGTATTTGGTGGCGGTGCAGGATCGTGAGCTTGTGGAAAGCCATACCGTCTGGCAAAAGCGGTGGTTGACGGTAAAGAGTGGGTGGTACACCACGGCCCGCGATGATTACGACGCCGGTATCGTTGATCTCGTGCAACAGCGCATCGGTGATTGCGAATATCTGCTTTATGCCATTCCGAGGAAGGAAAAGGCGGAAATTTTCGACATTTTCAAGCTTGGATATGTAGAGGAGACTAAGTGATGAGTGATTTTAAGATCGAGAAGGGAATTCCGGTAAAGGTAGCCGGTAGTTCTTCAAAATATCCATTTAAGGACATGGATATTGGGGATAGTTTTATTATAAAGAATATTTCCAGTAGGGCGACGCTTTCCTCTTCAATCAGGTCTTTTTCTCTGAAAACCGGAAAGACTTTTATCACTAGGCGAGATGGTGATGGGATTAGGGTTTGGCGTATTTCTTAAGGAGAAGCTACAATGTCGGAAATTGGTCATAACTCACAAATCGGCGGTATTGCCGCTGATGCGCTGCGGCAGTTCGTGAGCAGGATTGAAAACCTTGAAGCTGAAAAAAAGGCTTTGGGCGCCGACCTGAAGGATGTCTACGCGCAAGTCAAGTCTCAGGGTTTCGAAACAAAGATTGTGCGCAAAATCGTGGCGTTGCGAAAAATGGACCGGCAAGACCGCGAGGAGCAGGAACAGATTATGGAACTCTACCTTGCCGCACTCGGTGAAGCATGATCGCCTCTTTGCGCGCCGTCTACATGCATAAGGACCTGATGAAAGTCCTGTGCGATGCCACGCGGGCCATGAAGGAGAAGGATGGCAAGAAGGGTGATGCGTGGTTTGCGGAACGGCTCAACACCAGCCGGGAGACGTTCAATCGGTATCTCAACGGCAATGGCAACCCCGATGCGCCGTTTCTGTGCCGGTGGGCAGTTTTGGTTGGGGTGAATGTGAGGGCTGAAAACGTCACAAATGATCCGGGACCGGAACCTGTTGAACTGGCCGCAGAATGATGGTGGGTTCCGTCAGAATCGTCATTCCCGGCGAGCCAGTTGCTAAAGGCCGCCCCAGGTTTGGGGCTGGCCTGAGGCCATACACACCGGCCAAGACGCGACAAGCGGAAGGCATCGCGTCTAGCGCGGCGCGGGTGGCAATGGCTGGGCGTGATGTGTTCGCCGGTCCTATCCGAGTTCACATCCTGGCGGTGTTCCCTGTGGCGAAGTCATGGCCTAAATCGAGGCGTGAAGACGCCTTAAACGGCAAAATTCATGTGACGAAAAAGCCGGACATTGATAATGTGGCAAAGCTTGTAACCGATGCCATGAACGGTATCGTCTGGATTGATGACAGCCAGATTGTCGAGTTGGAAGCCGCAAAGGTTTATGGCGAAAATCCTCGGACGATTGTATCTGTCAACCCGGTTGACGTTCTTCGATATGGAAGGGAATAGAGATGGCTGGAAGCGTAAATAAGGTAATTCTAATCGGAAATCTTGGGCGTGATCCCGAGGTTCGCGCCGCTCAGAATGGAGACAAGATTGTTAACCTGAGCATTGCGACTTCTGAGACATGGAGGGACAAAAACAGCGGCGAACGCAAGGAAAAGACCGAGTGGCATCGGGTGGTTATTTTCAACCCGAACCTTGCCGACGTGGCAGAACGATATCTTAAGAAGGGATCGACGGTCCATGTCGAGGGGGCGCTACAAACGCGACGATGGACCGATCAATCCGGCCAGGAAAAGTATTCCACCGAGATTGTCATCGGGAAGTTCAAAGGTGAGTTGACGCTTCTTGGTGGGGGAGTTTCTGGCGATAGCTCCAACCGTGATAGCGGAGCATCTTCTGGCGGTAGCTCATGGTCCCCGCCTGCCGACGATTTTGACGATCAACCCATCCCGTTTTGAGTGACATAAAATGCACATCGCAACCCGACAGGAAACCATCAACGGCCAGTCTGTGACAGTGAAAGTCCTCCCGCCCGGAATCGCGGCGGGGGGATGGACTCCGGGACTGATGATTAAAAATGGCGTGGCTTTTAATGAGCCGGAACCGTCATTCCGCGACCATGGCAAGATGGCGCTATCGGCCATCAATGCCATCCGAGCAAAGGACATCCGCGAACGCTATCCGCAAATCCTTAAGCTTCATAAGGAAGGCATCAGCCGGGCGGAAATCCGGCTGCGGCTCAAGGTTGGCAAAGACACAATCCGCCGCGCCATCGAGTGGGGCAAGGAAAATACGAGGTGGGAAAAATGACCGAGGTCACATTTAAGGCTCCTACGAACCATCGGAGTAGTCAGTCTTGCGGCACATGCAAGAATTGGTCATGGGGATATGAGGGAGAAGGGAATTGTTTGAAATTCCCCTCTTATGTATCTGTGCCGGGCGGTGGTCCGAAAGAAATATATCAAGCAGAAAACAGCACAATGCTTTGTGACGACTGGGAACTGACTAAATGACCGCCGCAATCTACCGTGAACGCGCCCGCCAGTGCATCGATCATGCTGATAGGCACGACGCGCACGCAATGGATACAAGCCGGGGAATGTCGGAACGTCACCGCGAGGTGGCGCTTTCCTATCGAAAAACGGCAGAAGCATTAACCAAACTTTCCATCACAATCGGGGACGATTTAGGATGACACTCGGCGCTATGATTGGCATGATGTGGTTGTCGTTGGTCGTCATTATCCCGCTGGCGTGTTGGATGCTGAGGAAGGCGACTGATGATATTTGTCGAGATGATGGAGGGGATTGATGCGCGTCGAGACAATTGGCGGCTGCACTTTGTATCTTGGTGATTGCTTGGAAATTATGAAATCGATAGATACCGTCGACCACATCATCAGCGATCCTCCGTATGAAGACGAATTGCATAAGGCAGTTGGTCGAATCCGTCGCAATGATGGGAGGGAGATGGTTGACGATCTCGGATTTTCTGGAATCAACTCCCGTCGCGCAGACGTCTCTCTCGCGTGCGTAAAAATATCTAGTGGATGGACAATCCTTTTTACGCTTGCTGAGGGAGTAAGGGCTTGGCGTGATGATTTGCAGGCTGCGGGGGCTAAATGGGATACGACGCTTGCATGGATAAAGCCCGATGCCTCTCCACGGTTTAACGGACAAGGAGCCGCCCGTGGTTTTGAATGCGCCATAACTTGCTGGTGCGGTACAGGATACCGTCGTTGGAATGGAGGAGGAAAGCGTGGGGTCTATACCCACTGCGTTAACTCGAATCGGCAGGGAGAGCATCCAACAGAAAAGCCTGTTCCATTAATGTGTGAAATTGTATCTGATTTTACACAAGATGGAGAAACTATTTGCGATCCATTTATGGGCTCTGGGACAACTGGAGTTGCGTGCGTAAAACTTGGAAGACGATTTATTGGCATTGAGATGGAAGAGAGATTTTTTGATCTGTCCTGCCGACGCATTGAAGCTGCGCACAGACAGGCGGATCTATTTGTCCCGGCACTTAAGAAAAAAGACGCACAGGCATCTCTTCTGTGACCCCCGCCGCCCAAAAAGCCTGGATCGCATGGCACGCTGAATGGCACGACTGCATCAGACGCGGGAAATGGTTTGATGCTGCCGCACGTCCTATTTCGGACGATGAGGTTGACGCGCTGATGAAGGCGTGGCGTGACAGGAGATGCCTACCACCCCATCAATGATGGGCATTGCTTGCGTATAGTTTTATTTTGGGCTATAAATGTCGATAGGCGCACCGCTGTAACGGATACGCCCATCTTAACAATATGCATGGAGATGCTGCATAATGTCTAATCGAGACGCTAACGAAGACTTCGAAGCCGATCAATGCGGAAATGGCTGTTCCGCAGATCAACCACGTCTTGCCCACATTCTCCGCGATGTTGCCGAGGAATTTGGGGCGACCATTGAACAGCTTCGGGGTCCTCAGCGCCGGTTTGTCCCAGCGCGCAAAGAATTCTGCCGACGAGCATGGGAATTTGGACGATGGTCTAGCGCCCAGATCGGACGGGCTATCAACAAGGATCATTCTGTAGTCCTGCGCCACGTCAAGAGAGAGGCGTAAATTATGGCAACTAAATCACGTCGCAAATCAATATCTCAAAAAGTAAGGTTTGAGGTTTTCAAGCGTGATTCATTCTGCTGCCAATATTGTGGTCAGTCTGCTCCTGATGTGATTCTGGAGGTTGATCACATTAAGCCCGTTGCCGGTGGCGGTGACAATGAAATCACAAATCTGATTACATCCTGCCGAGACTGCAATAATGGAAAGGGAGCTAGGCCACTTGACGACAAGTCTGTGCTTGACAAGCAACGGAAGCAACTTGAGGAGTTGAACGAGCGCCGCAATCAGCTTGAAATGATGCTGGAATGGAGGGAGGGGCTTGCTGATATTTGCGCGATGCAAACCAACGCTGTTGTGTCGGCCATTAATTCAAAGTCAAACTTTTGCCTAAATGAAAGTGGTCGAAGAACAGTTTCTGGATGGGCAAAGAAATACAATATACAAGATTTGCTTGATGCGGTTGATTCAGTATTTTCGCAAAAGCTTGTCATTAATGAAGATGGATCGGCTACAGAAGAATCTTGGTATGAAGCATATAGGCTAATACCAAAATATGCTACCGTAAATAAAAACAGTTCAGGGAAACCTTATCTAAAAGACCTATTCTATATTCGAGGAATTATCCGCAACCGCCTGCCTAGGTACGATCAACATAAATGTCTGTCTCTTCTGGAGAGAGCGATTATCGCTGGAGCCTCAATAGAGGGATTGCGTGAATTTTCCAAAACAGTTCGGACATGGGGTGATTTTATAGAAGAAATGGAAAATTTCCTTGAGACTCATGAGGTCTAATGATGAATAAGGATATTCGCATTATTGTTAGCCTACCCGACCACCACAAAACCAATAAATTGATTAGAAGGGTCGGAGAGGGGGCATTCCGTTGCTTGATTCGTCTGTGGTGCTATGCCGCAGAAAATCGCCCTAATGGTATCCTGTCTGGTATGGATGCCATTGATATTGCCATCGCAAGCGGATGGGGCGGAAATGAACAAGAATGGATTGATGCCTTGGCCTCTACGGGGTGGATTGATATCGCAGAAGACGAAATTATCCTCCATGATTGGGAGGTTCACAATACTTACGCATTTCATGCTGAGGAGCGCTCTGAAAAGGCGAGGAATGCGGCAAAAGCCAAGTGGGCTCGGCGCAATGGCGCTACGGGCAATGCTACTAGCATAAACGAGGATAACCCTAAGCACGAAGGCAGCAATCCCCCCTTTCCCGATCCCATTCCCTCTCCCTCTCCTAATCCCACTCCGAATAGTGTTTCTTGTGGTCGCGAGCGGAAAGAAAATCTGGATGGCGGAGCGGCAGATCACTTCGAAACCTTTTGGAAGGCATACCCGTCTGGCCGGAAGCAGGGCAAGCCAAAATGTCTTGCAAAATACCTCCAGATCGTCAAATCTGGTCAGGCTACAACGCAGAAGTTGCTAGACGGCGCATTGCGCTACGCAGCGGCGGGGTATGATGGAAGCCGGTTTGTTAAGGGGCCGCTAGTTTGGCTGAATGGTGGGCATTGGACGGATGAGGACGTTCCGACGCCTGGAGACAAATTGCCGTATGGCGTCCAGCCGAGGACACCACATCAACCACAGCCCCACCCCAAATCAGCCAAGGCGG